TATACAATGTTTTCGTGTAGAGTGCGGCTAGAAACTAATGGACGCAGCGAATGGCTTTTTACATTAAGCAGAACGATACAGCACCAATCATTCTTGTTACCCTTAAAGATGGCAATGATACTGTAGTAGATTTAACTGGCGCAAGTGCCGTTTTCAAAATGCGGGCCGTTGGGCAAGCCACGGTTAAAACAAACGCCGCCGCGATCATTCATAATGCAGACGGCGGTCAAGTAAGATATGAGTGGGTCGCGGCTGATACGGATACGATAGGATCTTATGAGGCTGAGTTCCAAGTAACCTTTACCGATGGGAAAATTGAAACATTCCCAAATGCTGATTTTATCAGGATAACAGTAACGGATGATATATCATGAGTGGATTGACTGTAGCAGTAGAGCCGACAAGAGAGCCGCTTACCGTTATCGAAGTTCGGGATGCGTTAAGACTTGACGATGATGTAGATGAAACTCTGGTTATGAGCTACATCATAGCCGCAAGGGAGTGGGCGGAGAACTACACGGGCCGCGCCCTTATAACTCGCACTCTGCACCAGTTCATTGACGCCTACGCTAGACTTCCCGACAATCTAACAGAGGGTTTTTATACGGGCGTTGAGCAAACGATACCGCAGAATTATTTAGAGTTGGCTGTTTCTCCTGTTATATCTGTTTCGAGCGTTAGCTATTTTACGGATAGCGGGGTGGATGATCTAGAATATGACGTTACCGTTGCGGGTGGCGTGTTCGTGATAGATGGAACACCTCAGCCAACCTTAACGCTAAAGCGGGGGTCAACTTATAAGTTCAAACAGGACGATAGCAGCAACGGCTCTCACCCCTTCCGCTTATCGACAACCGCAAACGGAACACATGGCGGCGGGTCTGAGTATACGACTGGGGTAACGACTAGCGGAACGGCGGGAAGCTCGGGGGCATACCTTGAGATAACCGTTTCGGCAGATTCGCCAGACGCGCTTTATTATTACTGCTCAAATCACAGCAATATGGGCGGCTCTTTAACGATCACAAACCAAGACACAGAAGCCACATGGGCCGCGAAGAATTACTATGTTGATAGCGTAAGAGAACCCGCTCGGATCTTGCTGCGTGATGCGGGGTCATTCCCCACCGATTTGCGGGCCGCTAATGGCCTAAAGATAGTTTACACCGCTGGATACGGGACAACCACGCAAAGCGTCCCTGAGCCGATTAGAATAGCTATGATGCAGTATTGTGCGTTTCTATATGAGCATAGGGGCGACTTCGAAAGGTTCCCGCCACCAGTCCCGCCTAAAGTGTTGACTCAGCTATTGACGCCTTACATGATTATGCGCTTTGGCTCGACGCCTTATCAGAATGTTATTAGGCAGGGGATTGGCTAAATGTCTATCGGCTCTATGCGCTATAGGTTGGAGATCCAATCTCCCACGCGGACATCTGATCAGGGTGGCGGCTCCACGATAGCGTGGACTAAGGTTGCGACTGTATATGCCGACATTGTGGAAAATAAGTCTGACGAAACCACATTCGCGGATAAGCTGCGTGATAAGCTAGATAGCGTTGTTCGCATCCGATATAGACGGGACGTAACCACGGCAAATAGATTAGTTCAAACCTATCGCAGGGATGGGGTGCAGACCACTAGAACCTTCACAATCAAAGGTGTTTTAAACGTCGAGAACCGCTTTAAGTTCTTGGAGCTTGACGTTGAGGAAGGGGTGGCTGTTTGAGCATTCGCGTAAAAGTAGAAGATAAGCCTAAATATAAAGTTGTTGAGGCTAACTATAGAAAGGCTATAGAGCGCATTATTGTTTCTGGAGTTCAAAACACAATGAACACTGCGAAGCAAAGCATACAACAGCATGGAAGCAGCGGAAAAACCTACGAGAAGTATAGCCCGAGAAGAACGCATACTGCATCGTCCGCTGGAAATCCTCCAAATTCCGATACAGGTTTTTTAGTAAGCAATATTCATATGGAAATAGATGCTGACGGAATGGGCGGGTCTGTAGAAAGTCGCGCTGATTACTCTGGGTTTCTTGAGTTTGGCACAAGCAAGATGCAAGCTAGGCCATATCTGCAGCCCGCTCTTGAAGAGAATAGGCCAAAAATAAGATCAATGTTTACACGATTAAAGAATAGAGGTCTTTAAGATGGCTCTGCATTCTTGGAACCTACAAAAAGCAATATACGCAACGCTAAACAGCGCGACGATTACGGGGGCGACAGTCGCGGATGTTCCCGTGTATGATGACGTTCCCGAGGGTACGTCTGCGCCGTATATTGCGATAGGAGAAGAAACCGCTATAGATGCAGCGGTAAAAGACAAGGATGCACACGAGCATACCTTAACAGTTCATGTCTGGTCAGAGTATCGGGGCAGATATGAAATCAAGCACATTATGGAACAGGTCTATCAAAATCTCCATAATGCTGCTATAACCGTATCAGGCGCTTCTTTGGTGAACCTACGAAATGAGTTCGTAACAACACTCCAAGAGGCCGATGGTATAACGAGGCACGGGGTCATGAGATTTCGCGCCGTAGTGTTTGACAGTTAAAGGAGAAAGAACATGGCGGCACAAAAAGGCTCCGCAATGCTTTTAAAGATCGACCAAAGCGGAACGCAGACAACAGTCGGCGGGCTACGGTCAACGAGCATCACGTTTAACGATGAGGCCGTAGATATTACAAACAAGGATAGCTTGGGGATGCGTACCCTTCTGGCGGGCGGAGGAACGCAGTCAGTGAGCATTTCGGGTTCTGGCGTGTTCACCGATAGCACAACGGAACAAGCGGTCAGGACGGCTTATTTCGCTCAGGCGAATACATCCGATGGGTCTGCCGCACAGACTGCCGCATTCGATAGCTTTCAAGTTATTGTTCCTGACTTGGGAACATTTACAGGAACCTTTATGATTGCGACAATGGGTTACTCGGGAGAGTTCAACGGAGAGGTCACATATGACCTTACCCTTGAAAGCTCTGGCTATGTAACCTTCGCGTGATCATAAATGTCTTGGGTCCGCGCTGAAATAGAGGTTGATGGTTCAGCCGTTTCGGGGTGGGCCAAAGAAAACCAAGAGTTCACAATACCTTTTTCTCCTGACTTTGGGGCGGGCGACCGCTTCAAGGTTGGAGGAAAGACATTCGTGTCTGTCACGGTGACAAACGTGGCGGGGCGTAGTGAGCAGCTTCTAATAAGTGGAAAGGAAGTAAACGATGTCGAACCCAAAGAGAGGCGAGATAAAAGTAAGTCTGGGAGAAAAGACTTACGACTGCAAGATAAACATGGACACGATAATGCGGATTGAGCAGAATTGTGGTCGTGGAATACTAACTATTGCTAACGGTCTATCGAAGGCAGAAATGTCTACGCAAGATATGGTTTCGATTATGACGCCTGTGCTGCGCTCTAGCGGAGAGGATCTTAAAGACAAAGATGTTGGAAAGATCATCTGGGAAGCGGGGCTAACGGAAGGCTTGCGCGTTATTGCCGAAGTGGTGGCGTTTATTATTGGTGGGGAAGATCAGGGAAACGTAGCGGCGGTGGGGTAAAAGTTGAATCTTTCCCTTGGGATGACTGGATCGGTCTTGCCTTGGGAAAGATGAGAATGACAAGCTCGGAGTTTTGGGGGCTTTCATTACAAGAATTTTACCTTGCCGTTGATGGCTTTTCTGAATTTCATGGCGGCAATAAATCCGCCCCGCTTGGTAGAGATGAGCTTGAGGATTTGATGGAAAGGTATCCTGACTAATGGCTACAACAGTTGATACCCTTCTAGTCCGCATTGAGGCGGATATGTCTGACTTGCGGCGCGACCTTGCCAAGGTTGCAAAGACTACAGAGCAGCAAACCAATAGAATGGCAGACGGCTTTCGTAAGGTGCGAAACGCTGTTGTTGCTATTGGTGGGACTGCCCTATTTACTTCATTCATACGAGGCACGATTGACGTAGGCGCTCAGATCGAAGGCCTTGAGGTTCAGATGAATGCGCTTCTTGGGTCTGCCGAAGAGGGCGGCAAAGCTTTTGAAAATATGAGGCAATTTGCTTCAAGAGTTCCATTTTCTTTGAAGCAGATTCAACAGGGTGCGGGTGGCCTTGCTGCGGCGTCAAGTAACGCCGACGAGCTAGGAGAGCTTTTACAGCTAACAGGTAATATTGCCGCGCAGTTCAATCTTCCCTTTGAGGAAGCGGCGGCAAACGTGCAACGAGCGTTGTCTGCGGGTATAGGCGCGGCGGATCAATTTAGAGATAGAGGCGTTTCCGCCTTTGCGGGATTTGAGGCGGGCGTAAGTTATAGCGCGTCGGAGACTGCTAGAAAGCTGCAAGATACCTTTGGAACGGGCGGCACTGCAGACGGCGCTATGGATGCGTTTGCTAAGACTACTGCTGGCGCAATGTCTATGCTCGGAGATGCTTTCTTTAATGCTCAATCTGCTATGGCTTCGTCTGGATTGAACGAGGGATTTGTTGAGCTTGTAAACGCCGTCAAGGAATTATTAAATCAAGCGCAGCCTTTGTTTAGAATGTTGGGCAATATTTTAGGCGCTGCCTTTTCGTTTCTAGCTAGAGTAATCGCTATTGTTACAGACAACATGGACAAGCTTGTCATAGCGATTGAGTTCTTTGTAATGCTCGGGCTTTATTCAATTATATCTACCTTAACGAATCAATTTGTTAAGCTTGCTAGAATGGTTCTTATCAATAGAAATGTGTTCTCTAGTTTAAACAAAATAATAAGAAGAAGTCCTTTTCTTGTCCTCGCTCTTGGGGTTGGACTAGCCGCTGATCAGCTAGGTTTATTAGATGCTGGATTGGATAAGCTTGAAAAAAGGTTTCCAGTATTCTTTAAAGATTTAGATAGTTTGCTTGATCCGACTGAACGAGCTGGTGATGCTGAGGGATTGGCTGAATTAAACGCCCTGCTAGACAAGGCCGCAACCACACCGACAAGAGTTGAGCTAGGCGGCACTGACGTTAAGGGCTTTGCCGAAACTAGAGAATCTATAACTGATTTGATTGATAGCGTTTTGGGTGGAACCTCAAAGCTTACAGAAAATATGAACCTCTTGAAAACCGTAGGGTCTGACGATGATCTATTTGCGGGCGCTCAGAGTGCGCTCCAACGGTTAGATTTCCAAGTAAGAGAGCAAACTGAACCAGCCTTTGCTGCGCTTGTAGACGCCTCCGTAGCAATGGGCGATAGTGTACAAAGTGCATTTCGTCAAATGTTAGATGGAACAGAGATAACAATGGGAGATTTTGGCGAGATGATAAAGTCATCTGTCAAAGATGTCGTAGCGCAGATATTCCGATTAGTTGTTATAAATCAAATGCTTAACGCAATGTTTCCTGGGTTGGGGTTGCAGACATCAACGATGCCGCAGATACTTGGAAGAGCGGGCGGCGGGTCCGCTTATAGCAATCAGCCAATGTTAGTCGGAGAGCGCGGGCCAGAGTTATTTGTTCCTCATAGCGCGGGCAGTGTAATGAACAACGCAAGCTCGAAAGGGGCGCTAGGCGGCGGCTCTACGGTGGTCAATCAGACAATCAACATAGAGACAGGCGTATCGCAAACGGTACGAGCGGAAATGCTATCGTTGCTGCCAGTCATAAAAGCGGATACAATGAACGCGGTAGCCGACCAGAACAGGCGCGGCGGATCATATAGACAGGCTCTTGCGTAATGGCTCTAATAACAATGCCCTCAACCCCTGCTTTCGTAAGTTCTCGCTGGTCTATGGCGCGAGCGGTAGCTAGTTCTAAAAGCCCTTTTACGGGTCACGAGCAGATTTATTCCTACGACATGGCTTGTTGGCAAGCCACAATGA